GGATCTAGTCAATAGGAGATTATCCAATGTCTTATCAAGTCAAGCTTACCTATCGTGGCAACACCTACACAAAGACTGTAACTAAGTAAGGCTTACAGGGAGGTTCAAGTCCTCCCGTTACTATTTGGCACTGGCCCTTACGAGGACAACCTTTGCCGAACCATGGTTTGGAAAGACCTTATTTTCCACGGCTACAAATACACATCGATGTGCGAGTTCATATTCAATTTAATCAATTACAATGGCACTTACACAGACTAACCCATATCCCGGTGTAGCACCTAACGCTAACCTCACCGCGACTGGTAATATTAACAAGACTCCTGGCTTGGGCCTGTCCCAAGGTGGAGCAGATTACGATGCTAAATACGCCACTTACCTGAAACTGTTTTCTGGTGAGATGTTCAAGGCGTACGAGTCAAGCTGCATCGCTAAAGGTACTGTTCAGAACCGTACCCTGCGCAACGGCAAAGCTCTTCAGTTTATCTTCACTGGCCGTATGACGGCGGACTACCATCTGCCTGGCACACCGATCCTCGGATCCGGTGATCCTCCGGTGGCAGAGAAGACGATCGTCATGGATGATCTCCTCGTGAGTTCGGCCTTCGTATATTCATTGGACGAAACTCTCGCGCACTATTCGCTGCGAGCAGAGATCGCCAAAAAGATTGGCCACGCTCTTGCAGAGTCCTATGACAAAAAGTGCTTCCGCACCATTGCTCTTGCAGCACGTGAAGCACATCCCATCACCGCATCCCCAGGTCCCGAACCCGGTGGATCCGTGATCAAGCTGGGTGCTGGTAATGAGTTCAACGCTCAGGCTTTGGTCGATAGCTTCTTTGAAGCCGCTTCGATCCTCGATGAGAAGAACGTACCTAGCACTGGACGTACCGCAGTCCTGTCTCCTCGGCAGTACTACGCCCTGATCTCTCAGGTTGACAGCAACATCCTTAACCGTGACTACGGTAATACTCAGGGCAACCTGAACTCCGGTGAAGGTCTCTATGAGATCGCCGGTATCTCTATCAAGCGTTCTAACAACCTGCCCTTCAAGGCTGGCACTGTTGCTCGTGTCGATGGTGAGAACAATGACTACAGCGGCGACTTCGCTGCTCACTGTGGTCTCATCTATCAGCGTGATGCTGCTGGTGTTGTCGAAGGTATTGGACCTCAGGTTCAGACCACCTCTGGCGATGTCAATGTGATGTACCAAGGTGACCTGATTGTTGGTCGTCTGGCAATGGGCGTGGGTACTCTGAACCCTGCCGCTGCTATCGAACTGCAGGCTGCCTGATCATGGCTACTACCCGTTCGATTACGCCGGGTACTTCAGCACAGCAGGAGAGAACCCTGGGACTCGTTACTTCTGAGTCCTGGGATCTCCCTACTCCTGTTGAGTATGGCCGGACAGTAACTACAGCACCTGCTACCACCAAAGGTGGCGAAGGTGTTGACACCGTTAAAGCTACCAAAGGTAAATAATTAATGGCAACTACTACTACTCGATTCAGTGTCGCTAAGACACAACGCAGCTATGACCCTGCCGGTCTGGCTGCTGTTAAAGGATCTACTGTTAAGTCTGAGACTGAGCAGTGGACCGGTGGTCTGGCTTATCCGCCTGCCGCTTCTACAACTCAACTCGCTCCTACTACCTGAGCAACTGGGGACCTCTTAATTGGGGTCCCTTTTTTTTAATTCTTATTGAGAATGATTATCAATCACATTTAATATGGAACAGAACATACCGCTTTCAGCCGTCAATCAAGTATTAGGTGCGATTGGTCAAGCACCAGTGCAGGTCTTGGAATTTAGAAATCCTGAGATCTCCTATATTTATCGCATCCTACAAGAAACAACCCTTGAGGTACAACTAGAAGGATGGTCTTTTAATACTGAACATAACTATACGATGACTCCTAATTATGCAAATGTAATTGTCTATCCAGATAATGTATTGCAGATGGATGTTAGTGATGGACAGATATGGAGGACTACAGATGTTGTCAGACGACAAGGTTTATTGTACGATAAACTACACCAGTCTTATGAGTGGGCAGGTCCAGTCGATTTAGATTTCGTCTGGGAGATTGCTTATGAAGACCTCCCACCCGCAGCTACAAACTACATCATCAATAGATCTAAAGCTAAGGCAGCTCAGTATCTAGTTGGTGATAGCAACCTAGTACAGATGATGCAGAAAGATGAGGCTTTGTCTCGTGCATCATTGCTGGAACACGAATGCAATCAAGGTGACTACACCATGTTTGGCACACCTAGTGGTACAGCGTATAGGTCATATCAACCTTATCAAGCTCTTGCACGCTAATGCCAAATATCAGACAGACTATCCCGAACTACATTCAGGGTATATCACAACAACCGGATGAACTAAAAGTTCCTGGACAAGTAAGGGATGCTCTGAACTGTATCCCTGACGTGACTACAGGTTTATCTAAACGCCCTGGTGCACGTCTAATTAACCCTATTGGATTCACTGATGTAGGTGTAGAACTAGAACAGTTCCGACCTACTCAACGTGATGGACATTGGTTTACCTTTGAAGGTGAAGATAAGAAATCATTCATTGGTGTAATTAAACGAGATGGTGTTGTCCTTATCTGGGATACCTATAGCGGTCTACCTGAGATCGTCAAGTATCAACAGGTTCCTAAGGACTTTGACCCTGCTGCTAACACAGCTCTTGTTGCATTCCCTGAATGTAATACTGGTAAGTTCCGACGCTACAGACAGAAGACTGAAACACTCCAAGCTTCTATTGATAAACTCCAAAAGGAGATCAATGATATTGAGAAAGAACTAGCAGCTGACGAAGCGTCAGTTACTACCACCTTTGATCCTGATAACTACGTCAATCCTATCGCTCGCTATGAGGGTGATGACATCGTTGTTACCCAAGGTTATGTAGAACTGAAGGATGGTAAAAGTAAGAGTGTCGGAGGTAACGATGACCTAGGTGGTAAAGGTATTGCATTCAATAATAAAAATGAATGGATCTTTACTGATAAGCAATGGGAGACATATAAGAGAGCCACTGGCGGATGGGCACCTAAAGAAACGAAGGACAATTTCGCCCTGGGTAAAGGTAAGGTCTATGGTTTCAAGATCAAAGGTAAAGGATCTGATACTACCCGCAACCTTTCAGAGAAAGAAAGAGAGAAACTAGAACGTGACCTAGAAACCTATAAGGAAGAGCTGGAGCTGGAGCAAAAGGAATACAGAGAGCAGTTCTCCCTGTTTGCTCATGAAGCTGCTAAGTGCGGTTACAGTCCTTCTGAGAATGAGCAATCTAGCTTCTATAACCTTAAGCAATCTCAACCGAGGGAGGAAGAGGAGTGGCTATTCAATATCCAAGGTGATTGTACTGAGGTTCTCTATGATGCTGATAACGGTTTTGGTAACATCTCCCTGGTTAAGGTTCCTGTCGGATTCGAACCTGACAGTAACTCAGCGGAGACTCTTGTCACTAACATCTACAAGATTGATAGGGACCAACGTGAAAAGCTAAGTACACCTGGACCTGACCAATACTCCTATGGTGTCAGGTATATCCAACGTGATGCAACTGTTGATACCATCAGGATTGCTATTGATGAGACTAAATATTACCTCTACTATCGCCTAGACTATGGTACTTGTGGAGTTAATGATTTCACAGAGACAGATAAACCTCTCTGTAGGTATCTCCGTCATAAGGAGGATCAAGACCTACAGACTACCACTCTAAATAACAAACTCATTGTCACCAACAGGACTGTACCTGTGACAATGAATAACTCTAACTTTAACTTCAGACCATACGAAGCTTATGTTGAGCTAGAGATGGTGAAGTATAACGAGAGTTATAGACTTGAGTTCAACTCTCCTAGAAACAAACTCGACTATGAGACTGTCACTGATGTAACCACTGCCACTAAACTCACCGTCCAGCGAATCAAGAACGCTGAGACCTTCTGGGAAAGCTCTGCTGACGGTGGTGCATGTAACAAGATTGGTCGAGAGGTATTTAGTGATGAGACTATTGTCTATCCCGACAGTGATTCTGATGATGGATTCCGTCCATGTAGTGGACTGTCGTTTGAATTGAACATCACTGGTCAGAGTGTCCAGTCTAATCCCGAAGAACCTGATCGAGGCTATGTCTGCGAATATCGAGTAGACGTCAAGATGATGAATGGTGGTACTGGGTGGAAGAAAGGTGACACTATTACTGTAGATCTAAATGATGAAGAGTTTGAGATCACTGTGGATGAGGTGTCCGTCCGTAAGGTAAAGAACCTCCTATTCGCTGCTGAGGTTACTACTCCTGCATCTGGAGATACTGCTGTCAAGGCTATCGACATCTTGAATGATCTTCAAACATCGATCGTTCTTGATGGTGCTGCTTATGACATGACTGCAGAGATCATTGGTAACGGTATCTACGTTACAAGCTCTGGACCATTCCAGATTGGCTACGCAGATACCTCACTATTCAAGACAATTACAGATGAAGCTGATGATGTCACTGACTTACCACGTCAATGTAAGGCAGGTTATATCGTCAAGATTGCTAACTCTGCTGCAGAGGAAGATGATTACTACCTGCAGTTCCACGGTCAGACATTCTCTAACTTCACCACCACTACTACTGATGTAGGTATGGACGGTGTTGGTGTATGGAAGGAAACGTTTAAGCCTGGTATTGCTACCAACTTTAACTACCTCACCATGCCGCACCAGATCACTCGCATTACTCAGCGAGAAGAGGAATTGGTTGATGATGTTGTAGATGAGTATGGTAACCCTGTATATCTCCAACGTGAGAACTACTACTTCATTGTCCGTCCTATTGCTTGGGGTGACAGAGAGGTAGGAGATGATCTCACCAACCCTGTTCCTAGTTTCGTCAGTGAACGTAAGTGGGAAATGCCTAGGGAAGATGATGTATATGCAGCTCCTAAGGCTGGTGCCTTTGAAGAACGAAGATACATCACTGCTACCTACTACTACCGTAATAGGTTGATCTTCCTAAGTGGTACTAATGTCATCCTCTCTCAACCGATTGATGACACACAGCAAGAGCAGTTTAACTTCTGGTCTAAGACAGCACTAACAGTTAGTGATGATGATGTGATTGACGTGACGGTCCTAAATAAGGAACCAGCTACTTTGTATCATGGTTTACCTGTTAACGCTGGATTTGTCCTGTTTACTCCCTCATCACAGCATCTTTTAACTACGGACAATGATGTATTGAGTGCCCGTACAATTAAGATTAACAAAATTGCTAGTTATAGTAACAAGAGAGCAGTACCTCCGTTCTCTATGGGAGCGACTATTGGATTCGTCAATGAATCTGGTGTCAACTCTCGTATGTATGAGATGACAAATATCCAACGTCAGGGTGAGGTGGAAGTCCTAGAGATTTCTAAACCCATCTCCTCGATGATTCCAAATGGTATCGACCAATTGGCTGAATCTAAGGAGAGTACCTTGGTTATTATGGGCAGACGATTTGACCGTAACCTATGGGTCTATCGCTACTTCAATAATGGAGAGAAGCGTATTCAATCAGCATGGGTGAGATGGGAACTAACTGGTGACCTGATCTACCATACTATTGTTGATGACGTTTACTATATTGTTGTTCGTAACTACTTTGAGAATGATAAGCAGGAGGTAGGTCCACAACAAAGAGAGGTTTACACGATGCAGAGGGTTGACCTCAAGCGTTCGATCTTCTCAGCAATTGTTAGTGACCTGTCAGATAATGAATACACCGTTCACATGGATAACTTCCGTGTCGTCTATCCGACTGACATGAACTACTACCCTAGTCAGAATGTGACCTACTTCAGGTTACCTCTAGGTTACTTTAGTGATAAGAAGTTGGCTGCATACTCCATTGACTTCATTGGAGATCAAGGTAGAGCTATGTACCCGCGTATTGAGATTGACTCATTCGGTACTTGGTGCATCTTAGATGGTAACTGGAAAGGTCAACGACTAATGCTTGGCTATGAGTTCACCTTTGGTGTTGAGTTCCCTACTATCTATATGCAGAAACAGGAAGGTACTAACTGGAGATCAGATATTAATGCCAACCTCACTGTCCATAGAGCTGAGTTCAGTCTTGGTCCTTCTGGTGTCTATGACATCGGAATGATTCGACTAGGACATATGCCAGCTGATCTAGAAGGAAAAGAGAGACGTGATAAATGGTTCTATGAAACACGGTATGAAACAAGACCTGAAGATAAGTATCTAGCTAATGATGTGGCATTCGTGCCGGAAGTAAAGACTACTTATCCTATTTACGATAAGAACATCAACCTTAGTCCATCACCATATGGTCTATATCTGATGTCAGACCACCCTTCACCAGCCACGTTGTATTCAATGACTTGGGAGGGTAACTATTCTCCTATGTATTACAAGCGTGTCTGATTACATTCACCCGATTACGATGGAGGCTGCTTATCAAGTGGCCTCTCAGTTACGTCCAGAAGACGCTAGAGAGGTGATTGAGGGTCATGGGTTAGTACCTAAGATCCACATCCCTCTCTTCTCTCGTGAAGGCTTCTGTGTATATTTCACGGTGCCTAACGGCAAGACTGCCGGTATTGCCGGAGTCACAGAAGATGGTCGCATCTGGATGCTGTGTACAACAGCAATAGATGAATATCCCATCACCTTTGCTAGAGAAGCAAAGAGGTTTATTGACAGCAGACCAGAGAAGATGCTCTGGAATATAGCTGATAAACGAAATACAGTTCACCTCAAACTACTTAAGTTCCTAGGGTTCAAGTTCTTAAGAGAAGTTACCTATGGACCTAACAACATATCCTTTATCGAATTCTGTAAATGTGCGCACCAATGGCCATCGCCGGAGCTGCAATGTCCGGTCTCGGAGCAATAGGGCAACACCAATCTGCTCAAGCCCAAGCTGATGCTCAAAATGAAGCAGCTATTAGAAACTATGAACATCAATTACTCGTTAGAGAAAACAAGCACATGCAGAAGCTATCTGCGTGGGCTAATGACCGGAGCGTGTTCTCTGGAAAGGTACAAGAAAACTTCACTGCTGCCGATAAGTCCTATGCCGCTGCACAGGTTGTATTGAACCAAGAGTTCGATAAGGCTGTAGTAGAGAATCAGGGTGCCTTTGAGAAACTATTCAAAGCTCAGGGTCAGATTAATACACAGGTCACTACCGGTGGTAAATCAAAGCAACGGATGGGATCCATGGCTTTAGCTGCCCTTGGTAGGAACCAAGCAATTAAATCACAAAGTCTTGTCCGAGCTAAAGAAGCTTACACAGCTAAGACTGAAGATATTAGAGATAAGCAAATCAGTGCTAACAATCAGGCTTACCAGAAGGTTGCACTACGTCCTGTAGAAGGTGTTGCACCTCCACAACCTGTGATGATGCCTGGACCTAGTGGTCTGAGCCTAGCCGCTGGTTTAGGTAATGCTGCACTTGGTGGTTTCAAAGCTGCTAATGCTGCTAATGCGCTACCTAATGGTCAACAACTCCCAGGTGGAGATGGCTTCAATCCATACGTACCTGCACCAACAGGATGGGAAAGTCCTGTTCAATCTTTGTCGTGGACTAGTCCACTAAGCATGTCAACATACGCTCCTTTCGCAACTCCGTAATGGAACCAAAACAACTTCAAACATACGCAACTGATAAGGCGTTTGATCCGATCTACGTGACGGATAATTCAGAGTTAATGGCTAAGAACGCTGCTGATCTAAATCAGTCAATGGAAGTCTACGGACAGATGCAGCGTGAAAATGATCAACGTAAGATTGCTGCTGCTAAGCAGAAAGGTGAGGGACTTATTGCTCTTTCTAAGTTCTCTAAGAACCTCACCAATCATCTTGTTCAACAAAAACAACAACAAAACCAGAGAGACCTTGAGGAAGGTCTAGCTATGGCTTACTCCGAAGGTATTAATCCTGAGGAGATGGCAGCCTTCGATGCAGAAGAATCTGCTCTCATTCAGACCGATGCACAGATCAGGGAAGTAGGAGGCGCATTGCCTAAAGAAACTTCACCTGATGTACGTCGTGGTGTTGCCAACATGTCCGGCTGGAAAGGTTATGGATATGCACAAGGTATGGCGCAACGAGGTGCTATGGAATACCCGATGGCTTACCAACAACTTGCACAGCAGGTTGAGGTGACTGTCGGTGGTAAAGCTATCACCTTGAACACTGCTCAATCTGGACCTGAACGTCAGGCAGTAGAGGCAGAAATTCGTCGTCAATTCCTCTCTAAGTATGCAGGCATGAATACTGCACTACTAGGTAAGTACCTATTCCCAAAGATGAGGGAATACGAGACTCGCCAGTACATGGAGTGGCAGGAAGAACAGAATGAAGCCTTTGAACTAGAACAAAAGGATGAGGCTAAAGAGTTCCTCTATGACAGCATCAAAACCGGTAGAGGTGGTGAAGGTGTCATGCAGTTCATTGAACAGTATTCAGGTACTTTTGGTGGACGCTCTAAGACCTGGGATGTCCTAGTCGATGAACTGGAATCAGGTATCGAGAATCGTGATCTGACAGCTACTGACATCCAAGCGATTAAAGATACTGTTGTCACCATTGACGGTAAGAAGGTACGGATTGGTGACCGCTGGTCTCGACGCTTTGCTGGTATGGATGACAAGCTTCACCAAGCTTCCCTCACTGACTCCACTCAACGTCAACAACAGGAACAACTCATTGAGACACAATTCCAAGACCAAGTAGAGGAAGCTACCAAAGCTAAGATGTCTCGTGGTGAGCAATGGGACGATGGTGATATTGAAGAACTAGAGAAGAAATGGAAGTCAATGACTGGTAAAGAACCACCGTCATGGCTCTCCAATATGAAGACTAGAGAAGACGCTGATGCAGAGACCATTAAAGAACGTCTGATTACTCTTCGTCGCAATCGTGGTTACCTCACTGAGTATGACTTGCGTGATGTACCTAGTCAGTTGTGGCAAGAGTTTAATGCTTATGTAAAAGACGATGCCGTCCTTGCTAAGGCTGGCGAATCCTTTGATGGTTCCGCTAAAGAACGTATCGGTGCAATGGCTAATGCCATCACTACAGAAACCACAGGTGAAAAAGAAAAAACCGAACAGTGGTTCCAACTACGTGACAGCATGTTGGAAGAGTACACCTCACTTCGTAATGACTTCATCCAAAAGGGAAGTAATCCTGCTGATGCACATAAAGAAGCACTGAGGCTTGTTAAGGAAGGCGTTACAGATCCAGCTGTTAATCCCAAGAATCCTTCTGCAGGTGATGGTCGTGATTACGTCAACATGGACAGCGAGAAGGTCAAGAAATACTTTACTGAAGGATCTACTCAGTCTGCTGCTGAAAAGGCTCAAATTAATACAATTAAAAATGCAGTCCTTAAGGATCCATCAATCCTGGAATCTAAAACTAAAGGTATTCCTGGTGTTACTGCTGCTGATTTGATTCAAGCTGAGTCATATGTCAAGGGAGAGACAACTGTCATCCCTAAAGCATTTGAAGTTGCTGCCCGTGGTTCACGTAAGGTCACTGCTTATGACGTGATGATGAATCAGCTTGAGAATGCTGGTATCAAAATAGAAAGTCCTATCCACGAAGCTGTGGATGAGGTTGACCCTGAGGTACAACAACTACTTAAGTTCCGTCCGACTGTGTCACGTGTTAATCGTGCCATTGTCGCTGGCGGTCCTGCTGTTGGTGATTCATTGGTTGCCATGGTTATTCAGCACGAGTCTGCCGCATATGGCACCTGGGATGCATACAACCAAGGTGGACGTAATGCTGGTCATACAGCAGTCAAACCTGGCAACAGTGCTGTCTCCAGTCCTTGGAGTAAGCCTGTGTCACAGATGACCCTTGGTGAGATTTCCTACTACCAATCCCTACCTGTTGGTCACCCGAAGGTTCTCCATGGAGCTGGTGCATTCCAGTTCACTAAGTCTGCCTTCTCTGAGACGATGAAGTCTCTTGGCCTTAGCCCTGAACAGACCTTTGATCAAGCGACACAACTTGCGTTCTTTAACCAACGTAGAAAGTGGCGTGAATCAGTGGACCCTGGTGTAGAAGGTCTTAGGCGTGAATGGGTTGGCCTTAACAATGCCAGCTATTCAGAGATTGAGAAAGCAATGAATATCCCTTACTACCAACGTCCTTCCAATATGCTCCCTGAGTTGGCATACATCTCAGGAAACATTGGTCCTACTTCTACTGGACCGCACTTGGATGTAAAAGAAGTTGGTGGCGGTAACTTCTCTGAAGATGCCTTAGATGATTATGTCTATGTCGATGATCCTGAATATGGCAAGGTTTCCTTAGGTGAGATCCGTAAGCGTACTGGTGGTATTGGTGACAACCAATCTCAACACAGAGCACGTGGATCCCACGGTATTGACTACGGTCTGCATACAGGAACCAAAGTCTTCGTCAAGAACGGAGCAAAGGTCATTGGATCAAGACCTTCGGCCCATGGAGATGTTGTAACTATTCAACTACCTAACGGCAAACAGTACACCTTCTTACATGGCAATAAAGGATGACACAAACACCTACTGAATATACGGGTGTAGATTATAGCTACCTTAATAATCAATATGAGGAAGAGGAGCTAGTAACACCTGAACAACAGGCTGCACAAGAGCAGGCAGCTATACAACAACAACTACAAGAACAACAACAGGAAGAGGCTGCTCAACCTGAGAATGCTCAACCTGAGGGCATGGAGCCTGTTAATAACGAACGTACTGGAGGTAAGACTGTCGGTTATTCCGATGGAGATAACTTCGTACCTAACACACCTGAAGATCTATCCCACGCTAATAAAGATCCTAGTGAGTATGGGTTTTCTGAGAACTGGACTGAAGCAACTAATGCTTGGGATGCAGGTATCTCCTCCGCTGCTGGTAGCACCCTTAGTTTCACTGAGCGTGTAATCGACAGGATGAATGGAGAGGATACCTCTTCTGATGAATACGAACCTGACTGGGATCCTTGGGGCAAATCTTCACCACTACATAAGACGTGGTGGGGTGGACTTATCTATGAAACCTCTAAAGCTGTTACTTATGGTGTTGGCTTTACCCTTGCTGCAGGTGCTATTGGTCTCGCAGGTGCATCTACTGCATTAGGTGCAGCAGGTAGAGGTATCTTAGGTGCGGCTACTGAAGGTGTCTTAGATCAAGATACTGATAAAGCTAGTGGTAACTTAGGTAAGAACCTCTATGACGCCGCACAGGCAGAGAATGAGAACCTTATCAACGGTATTACTAAGCAAGTACCTGCACTAGACCCTGTTCTTCGTAACAACCCTTTCCGTGTACGTCCTGAAGATAGTCCTGAATGGATTAAATTTAAGAACGTCATGGAACTCATTGGCATCACTGGTGCTGCTGAGTTCGTCACTGGTAAGTTGTTTGGTAATCCTGATGGAGCTAAGGCTCGTACAGAAGATGTACGAATTCAAACTGTAGAGAAAGGTAAGCAAGAACTAGCGGATGAACTCCGTGAGATGGAGATTGAGAACCAACTCCCTGGTCAAGTTGTCGATGTAGATGTCATCCCTGATAGGGCTGAGCTACCTCAAGCACAACAGCAGGCACCTACACCTACTGAACCTAAACAGATTGGACCTGGAACCTTCCGTGGTTCTAAGAACAAGCCTCTTGCTGACCCGTGGCAAGGTGCTCATACCTCACGTAGTACTCCTTTCGATGTTGCACAGCAATCTAAGAAGGTATATGAAACAGGTAAGAAAGGATCTGCTGATGGTCTAGTTACTCCTGCAGCGGCAGAGAGGATGTACAAACAGAACGGTATTGACCCTGATCTGCAACGTATTCAAGCTAAGGAACTACTTGGTGATGAACGTATGCAGCGACTGATGGCTGAGGTACAAGCTAATAACCTCAACTTTGAGGAAGTCTTTGGTTATGCATTCAGCAAGATGCAAGAGACCATGGGTCGTTTCTCTACTGCTGTAGATGTAGATGACTTCTGGAAACCTATTACTGATGAGATCAGCTTCCGTACAGGTGGTCGTGAATCAGTCGATGCATGGGCAATGGAGAACGTTGTAGCAGCTGACCTTATTAATGCATCACTATTCTCTAAGTTGCGTGATGCTGGTATTGCTATCAATGAAATCCATAAGATTGCTGATGTCCTAGATACTGACGGTCCTGTTAAGACTATTGCTGACTATATGGCAGTTGGCCTTGAGAACGTCAAGAGGTCTCGTTACCTCATCTCTAGTGAGTTCCGCAAGCTACAAGGTGACCGCAAGGTTGCTAAGGCAGCGATGAAGGAACGGATGAAAGACATCCATAAGGAGACTAAGCAGAACATCGAGATGATGATTGATGTAATGCTTACCTCTGATGATCCTAATATGGCAATGAAGTTTGCTGAATACTTCTCTAAGGCAGATAAGATTCAGAACTGGGCTGACTTAGATAAGTTTATGCGCCTCAAAGTAAAAGGTGCAGGCATGTTTAACGACACACAGCCTGGTGTCATGTTTAACCAACTCGATGGTGTCATGACTAACTCAATCCTGAGTGGTCCTAAGACTGCCTGGAGGGCTATACAAGGTACTGGAACCGTCGCTACGTTGCGTCCTATGTCCACCGCTATTGGAGCGGCTATGAGTGGCAATACGAGGGTACTGAGATCTTCTTTGGCTGGTCTTAATGCCATGCTTGAGATGATCCCTGAATCCTGGAAGCTTCTTAAGTCTGAACTTGACTCTGCATTCAATAAGGATGTGGCAAGTATCAAGAACCGTTATGAGCTGACACAACTGAACGTGAAGGATGACTTGGAAGCTTATAACTTCTGGCTTAAGCATCCTAAGTCTGACACCCACGCTGGTGATTGGGCAGCCGGACAGATTGCTGGTCTTGCTTATGGACTGAATAAGAACAGGTTCCTGGCTGGTATTCCTCGCGTTATGGGTGCTATTGACGGTACTAACGAAATTATCCTTGCACGAGCTAGAGCACGTAATCGTGCCATGCTTGCAGCAATGGATCGTCATCCTGGTACTGAGATTACCAGTGAACTAGTTGCTGATTACCAAGACAACTACATGAAGATGTTCACCGATGCAGAAGGTGACATTGACATGGCCAAGATGATGGAGCACGATCCTTATCTTGTCGCCTCTCAAAAGGAAGCAACTCTTACTGCTGACCTGAAAGGGTTTGCTGGTGACATCGAAGGTGTATTTAAGAAATTCCCATTCACTCGTCCATTCTTTAGGTTCGCTAGAACTGCTGTTAATGGACAGATGTTGTCCTATAAGAACAGTCCTGCATTAGGACTTCTACATAAGGAAGTCTTTGATGTCATGACTCATACTGGTGATGACTTCACTAACCTTGTTCCTTATGGTATTAAGAATAAGGATGATCTAGCTTTCCATAAGAACCTGATCCGTGGTCGTCAAGCTGTTGGTGGTGCTGTAGTCACTATGGCTAGCGCTGCTTACATTAATGGCAATCTGACTGGACCTGGACCTACTGATCCAGCTACACGTCGTCTTTGGAGGAAACTTGATTACCCATTTAATAGTATCAAAGTATGGACACCTTTTGGTGAAAGGTGGGTCAACTACGAATCGTTTGAACCGTTCAACACTGTCCTCTCTACTATCGCCACCATTGGTGATAACCAGAAGTTGATGGGTGATGATTGGGTTGAGAAGAATCTCTTTGCTCAAGCTCTGTCTATCGGTATGGCTGCAACCTCTAAGTCTTACTTGGATGTTGTAGATGATTTCATGCAACTTGTCAGTGGTGATCCTAGTGCTTTGGGTCGTATTACGGCTAACATTGCCAATAGTATTGTGCCTCTTGGTGGAGCCAGGAATGATCTTGGTAAACTGATTGAACCTTACCAACGTGAACTTAAGGCAGGTATTGGAGACAGTATTGCCAATAGAAACAGGGCTACTGGTGCACTACTAGGTACACGAGGTGCTGATGAAGTACCTATTAAGTATGACTTCCTTAACGGTAAACCTCTTCGCGACTGGAACATCTTTGAACGTTTCTATGACACCTTTGTCCCTATTCCTCTCCGTAACACGGCAGGACCTGGACGAGAGATGCTCTTTAACTCTGGTTATAACCTAGATGTTATTGGCTTCACTGGACCTAACGGTGAAGACCTGAAGGATATGCCTAAGGTACTTGAGGCTTATCACAAAGCCATGGGTAGTTTCAACGTGGAAGCGAACCTAGATGAATTGGCTAAAGATCCACGGATGAAGCGGTCAATGGAACGCTTGGCCGAGTTCAGAAAGAACCCTCAGGCTCCCGGCATGGTTGAGGTGTCTCCAAGAGACTTCGAGCATGTGCAACGTATCGAGTCTCAAATGAAGCGAGTCCAGATGCGTGCATGGGCCAAGATTAAGGCAATGCCTGAGATCCAGAAGATTATTCAAGATAAGAAGGCTGGCAAGGTTCTTAAACATCAGGCTGGCAAAACTACACCAATCAAAGAAAACCTATTCGTTGAACCACGGTAACTAATGGCTTACAATCCCTGCGAAAATACCCAAATACAATACTCAGGTAACGGTAGTCAGACTGATTTCACATTCCAATTCACCTACATTGATGAAACGGATGTGATCGTCTGGCTATACGAAGACCTCAAAAATGAATGGATTGAACAAACAAATAAATATGTTTTTGCAGGTCCTACAGTAGTTAGGTTCCTGACAGCACCTCCGCGACCCACCAACGCTGAAGGTTATAACATCATCATCGGTCGTCGGACTAATGTCGCCACGATGGAAGCTACCTTTTATCCGGGTAGCTCCATCCGTGCACAGGATCTGAACAACAACTTTGAACAACTTCGAGCTGGTATCGAAGACGGTCGATGCGAGATCAGTTCTACTATTGAAGATCTCAAATACGATTACTGGGGAAAGAAGAGCATCTCTAGACGGGATTCTTTCCTCACTGAAGATCCTCCGAATGATACTACTTATCGTGAGGATCAAGAACAAGGCTTCTGGAACACAGAAGGTGACAGCAAGTCTGTCCCTACTACAGGTGCTGTCTCCGCACGTCTAGATCCTTATGTTGGAGACAACCTACCCGATGTTCCTCCTGAAAACGGTACGGAGAATCCGGGTAAGCTTTGGATTAACACGAGAGAATACTGGGATTCATATTGGGAACCTGCAGCTAACGCATGGATTGCCTATGTAAATACTGGACCTAGAGGTCAAGACGGTATTCCTGGTACGCCTGGTGAGAAAGGAGACCCTGGCTTTGCTGCTGTGGTTGGTCGTATCGGTCCTGGTGCATGGAACGACATTGTTCCTACTGATCCCATTAAATACGCTCTCTACATCTCAGTTGCTCCTATTACTGGATTCCCTGGCGGTGGTACACCACGTAATCAGGATGCTCTTGGATGGGACGGTGAACGTTGGATTAACTATGGTTTGCTTGGTGACCTTGGTCCTATTGGACCTCAAGGTGAAGCCGCCACGGTTACTGTCGGTTCTACCGAAACACTAGAGCCAACTGAAGATGCTGATGTCGAAAACGTTGGTACTGTCTGGGATGCAATCCTTAAATTTAAGATCCCTCGTGGTGAAAAAGGAGAGAAAGGTGACAGTGGTGAAGTTGTAGGTGCAATCGAAGAGATTTCCGGGACTTTACCTGTTGAAGTTAGTCCACGTGAGAATTCAACACAGGTTGTGTCTATGCAGAAAGCATCTGCAGAACAAGACGGTTATATGTCTAAAGAGGCAATGACTAAACTTGATAGCATCTCCACTGGTGGTGAGATCAATGTTGACCCTACTGGCTTCCTGCAGAAAACAACTACAACCAACACCTTAATTCTAGAACCCGGTCAAGACGAAACTGAATGGTCTGGAGCTACCACGCTTCTGGCTGGTCTTATGACCGCAACAGACAAACAGAATCTCGAAGTTCTTTGGGATGCCTATCAGAATCCTGATGAAGGTCCTGATCCTGAACTACCTGATGCATTCCCGTCTGGCACCAAAATGGTGTTTGTTCAAGAGAACCCACCTGAGGGTTGGACACTTGACACCACCTTTGGTGATCGGGTCCTGAAGATTAACGGCGCTCAAACCTTCGTTGATAAAGGTGGCACGCTGGACTTCATGAATGTCTTTAAGAACGAGACCATTCAAGTGGCAGGTTCTACTGACCAAGCAAGTACCAGTGGATCATCAGGTAACACTGGGTCTACGAGTGGCAACATTGGTGTTAACAACTCAACTCTGAGTGGCAACCAAATGCCTTCTCACTCCCACAAATACCACGGTACTAACGGTAACGACAAAGGTTCAGGTGGTTGGAACGAAGGTTTCTGGGGCAAGTCTCATGACTACTCCGATAAGTCCGGTGGTTCTTCTGGACACAACCACAGCGGTAGTTTCGATAATCACTCTCACTCCGTATCCGGTAGTAGTTCTACTCACGATCACGGTGTCTCGCTGTCTACCAACCTTAATCTCTCTGTTAAATACGCTAACACCTGCATCGGAATTAAAAACTAATGACTATTCGTACAACTGAAGACTGGCTTACTTGGTCAGTTAATACTGCTAATTATGGACCGACTGAAGTCCTTGAATATGTCCAGGGTCTTAAATATAACACCACTGATGTTCGTCAACTGACTGTCGCATTTGTCGATAAGGTGGTAGTGGTTAACGGTATCCCTGTGACTACTGATGGTGAAACAACTGCCTTCGATAATGTAACTAGGGCTTATCAATCTAACGGTAACCATCGTGTTCGTGCCCTGCACTACTGGAGCGATCGTGATTTGGTGATGGTGGAATATCTCGCAGACCATCCTTCACTACCGTCTCCTCGCAACACTGAACACACCTCAGAAGAGTTCGGTACTTTCTTTAACGGTGTCTTTGATTACTGGAAAGCCTGCGCAGAAGCAGATTGGCAGATCCTTGCTGATATTGAAGCTCAAAAAGAATACTTCGAAGCTAACTCTACCTTCACTTCGACTGAAGAAAAAGTACAATCCCTTTAATCTAAATGTCCACCTACTGCCCACTTATCAAAAAGAAATGTATTGAGCATAAATGTGCTTGGTACACTCACATCTCTGGTACTGATCCCCAGACAGGTAACACTGTTGATAAATGGGGATGTACCATTGCATTCATTCCTATGATGCAAATAGAACAAACTAAAGCCACTATTGCTACTCAGGCTGCAACGGTTGATGTCCGCGAGAATATCACTAGAGCTGCTGCAGCCCAGATAAGAGCAACACTGTCGCAAGCTGTTCTACCAGCTGAGGTAACTGTTGATCCTAATCCTAATGAATAATGTCATTTCAATATCCAGCTAATCCCTCTGATGGTGACATCATTGTCAGAGGTGATCTGCTAGCTAAATACACAAAATCAAATAACACTTGGCAAGTTAGCCAACTACAACCTGAATATGGAATCCAAGGACCTACTGGACCGCAAGGACCAAAAGGCGATAAGGGTGATGACGCTCAACTGAATATTGGTGGCATTGTTGCAGACTCATCTGAACTGCCAATTCCAGGTAACCTCAATCAAATCTGGATCACAGAAGATACTGGGCATGGTTGGATCTGGAACGGTACATCTTGGGTAGACATTGGTTCTGTTCTGATGGGACCCGCTGGTGAAGAGGGTCAACAGGGACCGCAAGGACCTGTCGGACCTCAAGGTGGACGTGGACCACAAGGAATTCAAGGTCCTCCTGGTAAAGATGGAGACCCAGGTCCTGCTGGAACGCAAGTTGTAGCTACTACTGAAA